TTTATTGTGATCTTTCTCTTTACACCTTCGCGCATTGTAAATGCGCGTGGTAACGTTACTTTGCCTTATGTACCAACAGAATCGGCAAAGGTGTAAAAGGGAGGGGTCGCAGGGGTCAGAGGGCGAAGCCCTCAACCCTTGGGCGCCTACTGCGCCCTGAGGGAACCGTAGGTTCCCTGCTGTTAGCGTACGGTTAGCCGTCAGAGACTGAACGGTAGTCGCTCGATAATGAAGGTATAAGCAGCCTGAATCGGGTTAAGATACAGTCCATCCCCCTAGGGAAACTTAGGGGTATCGAGAATGCAACTCGTCGCCTATGGCGCACAAGACGTGTTCCTTACGGGAACTCCCGAGATCACTTTCTGGAAGGTGTCGTACAGACGCCACACCAACTTCGCGATGGAGTCCATCGAGCAGACCTTCTCCGGCCAGGCCGATTTCGGTCGCCGTGTGACCTGCACCATCTCCCGCAATGGCGACCTCGCCTACCGCACCTACCTCCAGGTGACCCTCCCCGAGATCAACCAGTCCATGACCTCGTACGCTCGCTGGCTCGACTTCATTGGCGAGCAGTTGATCGCCCAGGTTGAGGTTGAGATCGGTGGCCAGCGCATCGACCGCCAGTACGGTGACTGGATGCACATCTGGAACCAGCTCACCATGTCTGAGGAGCAGAAGCGCGGCTACTTCAAGATGATCGGTAACACCACCCAGCTCACCTACATCACCGACCCCGGATTTGCGGGCATCTCTGGCCCCTGCGCCTCCACTGGCGCGGTCAACCAGGTGTGCGCCCCCCGCAATGCCCTCCCCGAGACCACCCTCTACATCCCCCTCCAGTTCTGGTGGATGAAGAACCCTGGCCTCAGTCTTCCCTTGATCGCTTTGAAATCTGTAGAGCGCAAAAGTACGCAACTTAAAACATCCGAGCACTGTTTTGAGGAAAATTTGTTGGAGTCTCGGTATGATGATATGAATCATAATACTCAAGTACTAGTCGCTTGTTGCTAAGGGCACCGATGGTTCCCCAATGATCCCCTCTTTCAGGGATCAAGCAACATGTGGCAACATATCCAAATTGTTCGGGAAACTCCTAAAACCGAAAAAAGAAAAAAGTCGAATAAACTGTAAAAAATTGAATTTAAAATATACGATAATAATAGAGACATACCATTATTTAATGGAAAAGAAGTGTACAAAATGTGAAGTAACGAAGCCATTAACGCTGTATCATCGAGACTGTACTAAGAAAGATGGATACAAGTTTAAGTGTAAAGAGTGTAGTATAGCACTTGTAAAGCAATATGCAGATAAGAACAGAGATACAATAAATGCTAAGAAAGCCGAAAGACGTAAAGATCCCAAGGTAAAAGAAAAAGAATCTGCCAAATATAAAGAGTATTACCATAAACCGGAAGTTAATAAACGTTATGAAGACTATCGGAATATCCCAGAAGTTAAAAAACGTTACAAAGACTACCGCGACGACCCAGCCAATAAAGAAAGGAAGAAACAACAAGATATAGAAAGAAGACCTGAGAAGAACGAAAAAAAGAAAGAAAAATATGCAACAGACATTAATTTTCGTTTGCGCGCAATAGTGGCTAGTAGATTACATAAAGCACTAATGCGTAATAAAAAATATTCAACTTTAGATTATCTTGGGTGTGACATAGACTTTCTCAGAAAGTGGCTTGAATTTCGGTTTGATGGAAATATTTCTTGGGAAAATTACGGTTCTTACTGGGAAATAGATCATATATTACCCGTATCTGCTTTCGATTTGTCCGACCAAACTCAAATAGATATTTGTTTTAACTGGACTAATCTACAACCGCTAGAAACAGCCGAAAACAGATCAAAATTCACTGGACTTGACCTTCACTATTATTTTAACAATATCGTAAATATTAATAGATTTAATTCAAAATTCGACCAATTTCTGGGCTACCAAGCTGTAAATGAAAGTTTGCAGTGGCTGAAGAAAAAAGACTTCAGGTATGGTAAAAATGCCCCGGATGATAATGTGCTTCAAAAAACATTAGAAATGGACAATCCGCAGCCAAGCCTCTAACTCCGCTGTAGAGAAATCAAAAGCTTTTCCTACGACCTCTTTTTTAAAAGGAGGGGTCGCAGGGGAACCTTGGTTCCCTGCTATGATAAGGACATGAGGAAGGTTCAACGACTTGACGGTTATGGGTCCGAGAAGTCTAATCAACTTCTATGACGGCTTAAGGTAAAGTCTAATCCCTGGTTTTTTCACTCTCATATGCAATACTGGTTGAACGGTATGAGAGCAACTTAAATATTCCGAAAGGAAGGGTATAATGTGGTGTACAGTACCACGAAGTTAAGATCAACTTGGACATCCGCCCCATTGGCGAGTGCCTCTGGGCTGTCTCCACCTTGACGGGTGTTGCTGGCACCACCGTGTCGTCGTCCCTCGCCTACCAGCAATCCTTGGTGGCGGCATCTTTGTACGTCGACTATGTGTTCCTCGACACTGACGAGCGCCGCAAGATGGCTCAGAATCCCCATGAGTACCTCTTCGAGCAGGTGCAATTTACCGGCGATGAGTCGGTCGGAAGCTCGAGCAACAAGATCAAGCTGAATTTCAACCACCCCTGCAAGGAGTTGATCTGGGTTGTGCAGCCCGACGCCAACGTCGACTACTGCTCCTCGTTGACGGCCAACACTGTCCTCTTCAACACCTTGGGTGCTCAGCCCTTCAACTACACGGACGCGATTGATGCTCTCCCCAACGCGATCCACGCGTTCGGCTCCCAGGCGGCCACCACTGGCGCTAACGCGTTCATCACCTCGTCGGGCCTCTTCGACTTGGCGGGCGCTGACACCGTTGTGCCCACCACGGAGGGCAACTCCTCCTCGGTCACTGCCACTGCGGGTGACTGGGCTTCCTCGGGTGCCACCCTTTCCCCCTTCGCCCAGGGCGGAAACAACGACGCTTCCTTGGTGTCCGACGCCGGCACCTTCGTGCTCGCGGAGACGGCCCTCGACATGCACTGCTGGGGTGAGAACCCTTGCGTCACGGCGAAGCTCCAGCTTAACGGCCAGGACCGCTTCTCTGAGCGTGAGGGCTCCTACTTCGACGTGGTGCAGCCCTACCAGCACCACACCCGCGCCCCTGACTGCGGTATCAATGTGTACTCTTTCGCTTTGCGCCCTGAGGAACACCAACCCTCGGGCAGCTGCAATTTCTCGCGCATTGATAACGCGGTGCTGCAACTTGTGCTGTCCGCCCCCACCGTCGGTGGAACGGCGACCGCCAAGGTCCGTGTGTACGCCGTGAACTATAACGTGTTGCGCGTTATGTCGGGTATGAAAAGAAACAAAATGCCGTACCCAAAAACAACCCGCTGCAAACAAACAGGCCCTGTTTGCAGAAACTTCGGTAGAGCCCCTGGTAATATCATGGCTAGTTGTTAGTGAGGTTTCAAAAACCTTGCAAGACTACTTGTTGTTCGGGAAACCCCTTAGAGCCTCAACTACTAAGTATGATTGGGAAACCATCATATGGCGGAGAATAGAACTCCGGTAAAGTAATAATGTTGAGGATTGGGCAATCCGCATGGTAATAACCTACAGACGAAAAGTAATATCCCAATAGTAATATGCTAGTCTATGGTTAGCCGTCAGAGACTGAACGGTAGTCGCTCGATGATGATGGTCTAAGCAACCTGAATCGGGTTAAGATACAGTCCGGCCCCTATGGAAACATAGGGGGAATTGCATCTATTCTTGAAACATGACTGCGATTACGCAGTTAATAGGATGCACCACGCACCAGGCGGGCGTGGCTTACTCGAATTAGAGGAATGGCTGGTTTATCATTCCAATTAATTAAAAATTATAAAAACTAATTAATTAAAAAATAAATTATTTAGAAAAATATATAAAGAGTAATCTATATTACTCTTTATAGAAATGACTCAAGCGCGCTTTCCGAATGCTCATCCCGAGTATATGCATTTTGATGATAATGACGGTGTTTTTCATTACTACAATGAAGATAGTTCATTCAATCTTGACGTAAAGGATCACCTGGAAATATTGAACAGTGGAAAAAAATTTGTTTTGAACGATGATATGGAGTATCCGTATTATGTATCGAATGGAAAAAAATTCACCTTGTTAGAATACATTTACAAGTTTGATTATATGACAAGTGATTACAAGTTCATTAATAGTGATAACAGCGATTTACGCAGATCAAATGTTAAAATTTATCATCACTATAATGACGAGATTAAGAAAGTATATCAAGATTGCGAATACATACAGGGTCATTATAACAGTTTGGGTGTAGATGCATACATAATGAAGAATCCTTTATGGAAAGTAAAGGAGAATGGTAAGGAAATATTATTAATGTATTGTGAAAAGAATACGATTTGTAAATTATGTGAGCAATCCTATCAAAAAATTGTTGAATATGAAAATAAAAACAATGATGGTGCTAAGATGACGTGGTATAGATGTGACAATGGATACATTGCCGGAAAAGCCAAACATAAACAGGTCTATATTCATCAGGTGATAATGAATTATTACGGTAATGGTCAAGGCACCGGAGGATACAGTGTGGATCACATAGATCGCGATCAATTGAATAATACGATGGATAATTTACGCATAGCTACTCGTGAAGAGCAAGAGCAGAATTCTAAGGGAATTGCGCCCGGAACAAAACGTAACCGTCAATATAGTGCGCGTGATTTACCAGAAGGCATTACTCAAGACATGTTAAAAAAGTACGTTGTTTACTATTACAATGTTTACGACAAGAAAAATAATAAGGCCAGAGAATATTTCAGCGTTGAAGGTCATCCTAAGTTAGAGAAGCGGTGGGAGTCGTCGAAGTCATGTGAGGTATCGATCCTAGAGAAACTCAACCAAGCGAATAAAGTAATTGCGGATCTAGAAAATGACATTTATCCGGTTAGCTTTACTGAACAGCGTGGATTACCCAAGAGCGTTTCTGTAATACATATGAGAGATAAACCCCATTTATCTTTTGATAAGAGACTAGATAACGGAGAAAGAATGAATTTAAAGATGATTATGCCCGATAACTACGTTTTGGATGAAGAACTCAATAAGTTTCTTAATAAAATAAGAGTGAAGTACAATATACCTGAGTTTAATTTTTGAATAAACAGTTCGATCATTGCAACAAATACATCAAATTGTCCATTAGTATAGAGCGCTACCCAATATTTAGGTCGACACTGCGATTTTCTTCGGAAATCTCAGCATCCCCCAAAATGCGGGCCGTAAATATTTAGGCATATTCTTGTTTTTGAAAAGCAAGAATGTAATTCTTCTTTTTATTTTATGAAAGCAAGAACTATATAAAGAAATATCTCTGTATAGTTTATAAAAATGGACGTGTCCTTGAACATCGTTAATTTGATTGAGAACAATCCTGTGACCAAATTGTCTGGCACCTATAACAATAAGCTCCTTGGTAAAATCAAGGAAAAGTTTTCGGAATCGGAACAACAATTATTCGTTTCATCGTTCTACTGTTACCTGAAATGTCATCCGACCAATGATTTTGTTATTGACTTAGATAACATTTGGAAATGGTTAGGTTTTACACAAAAGATTAGCGCCAAAAGAGTGTTGGAGAAAAATTTTATTGCTGACAAAGATTATAAAATCTTGCTTTACAAGATGGTAGATCAAGACAGAGACCAACATGGCGGTCACAATAAACAAACAATTATGTTAAATATTAAGACATTTAAGCTGTTGTGTATAAAATCTGAAACAAAAAAGGCCGACGAGATTCACGAATACTTTGTCAAGTTGGAAGAATTATTACAAGAAACAATCAATGAAGAGTCGGTAGAATTGAAACAACAGCTGGAGAACGTTAAACATGAATTTGATAAAAAACTACAACAAGAAGTAGTTATGCAGAAACAAAAAATGCTTCTTACGAACTACGGGATTAACCATGCAGTTGTTTATATAGTTAAAGTGAAGACATTTGAGAGCGGCGAATATGTTGTCAAAATAGGAGAGAGTGACCATTTGGAGAATAGATTTACTTCTCATCAGAAAACTTATGATGAAGCCGTATTACTAGACTGTTTTCCTGTAAACAAGAACGTCTTCTTTGAAAAGTTTCTACACGGACACGATAAAATTCGTCCCAACAAGGTGAGAAACTTGGCTGGACACGAAAATGAAAACGAATTATTTTTGGTTGGGAAGAATCTTAGTTACAGTACAATCTTACATATCATCAATGAAAATATCAAGAGTTTCAAGGATTGGACTGTGAACGATATTATTAAGATAGTACAGGAAGAAAACCATAAATTCATAGAAAAATTAGTAGTTAATAGTGGTGTTCCATTGCAAAATGCGTTTACGCCGAACAACGATGTATTAACGAAACTTATGGAAAAGATAGATAATCTCGAAAGAAAAAACAATGAAATAATGGAGAAGCTTAATCCTCAATCTATAAAAACTACAACCAACTTCGGCGAACCCTTGGTTACTGTAGGACCACGGCTGCAAAAAATAAATCCCGAAACAATGACGCTTGTGAAGGTATACGAGTGCGTCAATGAATATTTGAAAGAATCGAACTATAAATCTTCACGTGAAGGCATCAAAAAAGCTGTTGCAGATAATACTATTTATAAAGAATACAGGTGGATGTTTGTAGATAGAAACAAAGACCCCAATATTCTTGAAAATATTCAAGAAACAAAGGTGACTAGATTGCAAAACACCGGGTATGTTGCCAAGCTCAATATTGATAAAAATAAGATTATCAATGTCTACTTAGACAGAAAAACCGCTTCCTTAGAAAATGGCTATCAATCTGCATCCGCTTTAGATAATCCTGTTAAAAATGAAACAATTGCAAACGGTTATATTTACATGTTATATGACAAATGTCCTGATAATTTGAGAGAAGAATTTGAAGATAAGCATGGCGAAACTGTATTGTATAAGAAAGGCGTTGGTAAATTTGACAAGCAAAACAATCTTCTGACTGAGTTTGTTTGTAAACACGATTGTAATAAAAAAATGCAAATGAGCGATAAGACTCTAGCAAAGGCCCTCGATAAAAATGTGTTATATAATAACTTTTATTATAAAACTCTTGGAAGCAAAATAAAAATGCTCTAATACACACCATCACTTACTGCTTTATCTTCTCCTCATACGCAGCCCCTTTCATTCCACATTTTTTCTCATCTCCACGAACCAAGATCGCAATATCGTAGTCTATAACGCCGCTCACGACATTAATCTTTCCAAACTTTTTACACGTAGCCTCTGTTATACCCGGAGGAGGCTTTATGTAATGAAGACAATTTGCACAAACAGGAAATTCCAGGTTCCGTATGGTGGGTAATGAACTGATGCTCTTTATCAACCTCCTTTTCAACATTATATATGATATAATATTATATATAAACTCCCTTTCATATCATTTTA